AGCCGCAGCAGCCACTGGATGTTTAAGTGCAGTTTTTATTGAAACTCACGAGAATCCAGACACAGCCCCCAGTGATGGTCCAAACATGATTCCATTGAAACAACTGAGAGGTCTGATAGGTCAGTTGAATTTTATTCACAATAATGTTAGAAACTTTGTATGAGATTGGCGGATTGGTAATGACTAAAAAATTAGTCGGCATTGGAGATAGTTTGGAATTTCCGTTGATCTATTGCAATGGTGATAGTTATAGTGATGAAAATTTTCATGCAATTCTAAAAGGTCAAACTTACTCGCATGTGGTCAACAATCATTTTAATGGATATATAATTAACAGAGCAATATCGGGCAGTTGCAACCGGCGTATAATTCGAACGTCAGTCCACGACCTAATTCAGCAACGACAAGTCAATCCCACACAAAAAATAATTGCATTAATTGGTCTTTCATTTGAGGTGCGTTCTGAATTATGGAAAGAGAATACAATAGTAAAGCATGAACAAGAATCACAGTTCTGTACTCACATCTTTACAAAAACAAACAACTGGCGTGACTTACTACTCGAAGGAGTAGATATTTCTGACAAAACACACCAGTCAAAGGCAGATAATGCGTTCTTTGACAAATACAGTCAAGGTCGTGCATATTATTATAGTCCGTATGCCGAGCGATCTAACTTGCTATGTGATTGCGTAATGTTTCAATCACTGATGAAAATCTTGGACATTAAATTTTTAATGTTTCAATCTCCAAAAGCAGAAAAATTAGAATCTGAGTACCTTGTTGATTTTTTTAAATCTCAACTTGATACTCGCAACTTTTTTGATTTTGAGAATTTTGGATTTGTTGATTGGTGCCATCAACAGGGATTTGTGCCATTGGATTTTTTAGATCGCCCAGAGATTGGACATCCACACGCTATTGCACATCGGGCGTTTGCTGAACAAATTCTTATACCGCATGTTGAAAGATTAAATGCAACTAACTAACAGTACAGTATGAGTGCAGATATCGACATTGATTTTGCCGACAGAAATAGTGTACTGAAACTGATTCAACACACTACTGCACGACAAAATAATGGACGCAAACACAACTCAGGTGTGTATGTCACAGACATTCCATATGATCCTGTCAATGAGTGCTCAACATTGGAATACGAACATGCCGAACAGCGAGGATACTTTAAGATTGATTTCTTGAATATGAGCGTGTACCAATTGGTAAAAGATCCTGCACACTACAAATCCATGCTCACAGCCGAACCGCCGTGGGAGAGATTATGGCAAGACTCTGAATGGGCTCGCCAGTTGGTACATGTGGGCAACTACAGTCATTTGCTTGAAACCATGCGTCCCGACAGCATAACAAGAATGGCTGCTTTTATATCAATCATACGTCCAGGCAAGGCACACTTACAAAATCTCCCGTGGTCAGATGTGTTTGCCAGTGTATGGGACGGCGACAACAGCCGAGGATTTGTATTCAAGAAATCTCATGCAATAAGTTACAGCATGTTAGTCATGCTGCATATGAATCTATTGGTCCACCCGGCGCACTAAAGTAATACTCTTTCTCTTGCTTTTCTTGCGGGCAATGTCTATCAAACTGCAAGTTGGACCGTGCAAAATTTCCAAATCTTTGTTTACAAAAGTCTTTAGTGTGGGGCGAAAACGTTCCCAATCCCCTCGTAAAAAAATATTAATTGGAATGCTGCGATTTGACTCCCACCACCAGGTATTTGCCAATTCTAAAAAGATCAGTTTGTCGGCCTGCTCCGATACCGCAGCAAAATCGTAGATAGTAGTAACAGCATCGTCTCTATTTTGCACTATGCCCACATACTCCGTGTTTGCATACATGCACAATGTGATAAACGGATACTTTTCCGTCAACTTGTCAAAGATATTATTTCCCATAAATATTGTTCATGTATTCCACTACATCATACTTATATCAGCAAATCACCAAGGTATTATTGATTGATACCAGCGGCGCCTATTTCACAGCGAGGTACAATCCAGTGTACGCAAAACAACTAACAATTAACAAGGGCGTGGATAACGTTCTTTTGTTTGAATTTATTAACCAGGAAGAAAAGCCGGTAAACATCACTGGCAGCACATTTGTGTTCAGAATGATCAGTCAAAATGGCGATGAATTATTACTCAGCAAGTCAATGACCATTCTCAGTGCCGCACTTGGGCGTGTTAAGGTGGTATTGTCGACAGAAGATACCATTGATATGATAGCACAACCGGCCAGCTATTCTATCCAACGGTCAGCTGGAGACTATGTGCAAGCTGCATATACCGATGCAAACTCAGGCGCCAGAGCTGACTGTAATATTGTAGATAGCATACTACCACAATTTCAGGACAGCACAAATCTATCGATCCCAACAATTTATGGACCAGCATCGTGGCCATCAAACCCTCCGTCAGGATGGCCAGATTGGGCGTTGAGTCCACAACCACTAAACTATACACATACTACTGAATTTTATTCCAGCAACATACCAACTTACGGCGCCAGCATGACTACCATCAAGATGGACCTGACACATTTTACAGGAACTATCAAAGCACAAGGCGCCGATGACTATGAAGCAGTTTGGTATAATGTGACAGAAAGCACACAATACATGGATGCCACGGAAACCATATATCTCAATGTGGTGGGATTCCATCCGCTGATTCGCGTTGCATTGAATCAAAGCCAAGGCTGGGGAGCGCAAGCAACTGCACAAGTGACAGATGGAATAGTAACCGGAGTTACTGTGACTAATCCAGGCATGTATTATATTGCCAATCCCAATGTGTTGATTGTGGGCAACGGGTCGGGTGCGCAAGCAGTGGCCGTACAAACCAACGGGTTGGTCACTGGCATTACTGTTACCGATGGTGGAAATGGGTATCTGCCTATAACTTTTGGCAATACTACCATGGCCAGTGTGGTCATAAACAACGGAACTGTTACCAATTTGCTGTATCGTTAATTGCTTTTTGTCTGTGAATCTGTTATACTATACAGATGCTTGACATTGTCTCATACCTGCCCGCAAAAAGAAAACCCAGTCCGCAAGGCTGGTTAAGTTTCAATGCGGCCTGTTGCGTCCATAATGGTAACAGCGCAGATCGACGTGGTCGTGGTGGCATCAAGGTAACTGAACAAGGATGGAGTTATCACTGTTTCAACTGTTCGTACACAGCCAGTTTTATACTAGGCCGTACAGTGAGTTTCAAGGCCAAGCGTTTGTTAGGGTGGATGGGTGTGCCCGACAACGAGATCGAAATGCTCAATCTCGAAAGCCTGCGCCATCGTAGTATACATGGTATCTTGGAAGATAGACAACGAGTATTCAACACACTGAGTGCTATTGAGTTTGAGGAGTTTGATGACTTCCCACCGTTTAGTGAAGTAGTCACTCCAGAGTTCCCAGCATACTGGGACTATATTCAAAAACGCAAAGTACCTGAAGACTTTCCCATAATGACATCAATCAAGACAGATGGTGTTCATTGGGTCAGACCTTTTGTGTTGGTACCGTTCACATACGACAACAAGGTAGTAGGCTGGACTGCTAGATTCTTAGACGACAAAAGTCCCAAGTACATCAACCACTCACAGCCGGGCTATGTGTTTGGCACAGACTTGCAACATGCTGACTGGCAACATGTGTTGGTCATGGAAGGCATCTTTGATGCACTCAGCATCGGCGGCCTTGCACTGATGCATAACACAGTAAGCGACGGCCAAGCAAGATTGATTCGTAGCCTTGGACGCGAAGTTACAGTAGTACCTGATCAGGACATAGCAGGCGTGGAACTGATTGACCGTGCAGTAGAACTTGGCTGGGCAGTAAGCATACCTGAGTGGCCAGAAGGTTGCAAAGATGTTAATGATGCAGTGATAAAACTGGGCCGACTGGGCGCCTTGCTAACTATTATGCAAGCACGAGAGACCAGTAAAATAAAAATTGAAATAAGGAAGAAGCAACTTGTTAAACGATTACGGACTTGATTATGATGCTATCTTGATCAACGGCGATAGTTACTCTGCATCTGATGGCGATAAAGTGTATGGCAATTTTTTGGGCGAAATGCTGAACATTCCTGTTAAAAATATTGCACGAGCAGGATCTAACAATCAGCGTATTGTCAGAAGCACCATTGAAGAAATTAACAATTTTAAACAACAGTACAAAAACCCATTGGTACTAATTGGTTGGAGTTTCATACGCAGATTAGAAGTTTGGTATTATGGAAACCATCCCAAGGTATTAAGACGAATCCCTGACAGAAGCGATGCAGTTGAAGAACATCTGCAGCCAAGATTAATAACACTAGATATTTTGTTGAAAGAAAAAGAAGCAACCTTAGAACAAAAATGTTTGATCAATGAGGATTTGTTTGTACACAAACAATTGGTTGATTTTTACACAAATCTTTTTATGTTGGCACATTTTCTTGAATCAATGTCTGTGGAATACTTTTTCTTTTCGGCGGCCAAAAATACAGAAATTCCAACCAATTCTTTTCCTTACATCGATAACCTACAACAGGTTAAGTGGTGTCAGCAAAACAAAAATATGTACAAACTACACGACTTCTGTGTGCTTGACTGGGCCAAAGTCAATGACAAAGACTGCAAACCCACTGGGCATTTGTCGCTCGCTGGACATGAACAATTTGCTAAATTGATGATCAATATGATAAAGGAATCAACTTGTTAAAAGATTACGGACTTGACGTCCAACGACTATTTCTAGAAATGATGCTAGAAGATGCCACTGCCTATGTGCGTGTGGCTAACATATATAACCCGCAAAACTTTGACCGAAGTTTACGTGCTGCCGCAGAGTTCATTAAAGAACACAGTGACAAACACAAGACCATGCCGGACCGAGCACAGATTGCAGCCACAACTGGCGTTAACCTTGCACCAGTACCCGACTTGAATGACGGACACTTTGACTGGTTCATGGAAGAGTTTGAGGCATTTACTAGACGACAAGAAATTGAACGGGCTATTCTCAAGGCAGCAGATTTACTTGAGAAAAACTCTGAGTTTGACACCATAGAAAAATTGATCAAAGATGCTGTACAAATATCACTGACCAAAGACATGGGCACCGACTACTTTGCAGATCCAGCCGGACGTATTAACAAATATTTCAATAGTGGTGGACAAGTTAGTACTGGATGGGGACAATTGGATCGATTGCTGTATGGCGGGTTCAGCCGAGGAGAACTGAACATCTTTGCCGGCGGATCGGGTTCGGGCAAGAGCTTGGTCATGATGAACATTGCACTGAACTGGTTGCAACAAGGACTATCGGGAGTATACATCACACTAGAACTTTCAGAGGAGCTCACAAGTTTGCGTACAGATGCCATGTTAACCAACATGAGTACTAAAGATATTCGCAAGGATATAGATACTACTGAACTCAAAGTTAAGTTAGTATCCAAGAAGGCCGGCAAATATAGAGTCAAAGGACTACCGGCACAGAGCAACATCAATGACATTCGTAGTTACTTGAAAGAAGTGCAAATACAAACAGGAATCAAAGTGGATTTTGTTATGGTTGATTATTTGGATTTGTTAATGCCTGTGAGTGCAAAGGTCAGTCCCAATGATTTGTTTGTGAAAGACAAGTATGTGAGTGAGGAATTGCGTAACCTGGCCAAAGAGCTGGGTATTTTAATGGTCACAGCAAGTCAGCTGAATCGTAGTGCTGTGGAAGAAATTGAATTCGATCACAGTCATATCTCGGGTGGCATTAGTAAAATTAACACAGCAGACAATGTGTTTGGTATCTTTACATCCAGAGCAATGAAAGAGCGTGGCAAATATCAAATTCAGTGTATGAAAAGTCGCAGTTCAACTGGTGTTGGGCAAAAGATCGACTTGGAATATAACATTGACACCATGCGGATCACGGACGAGGGCGGGGACGAGGGAACAGGTTATAACAAACCACAAAGCAGTATCATGGACACAATCAAGGCACGTAGTCAAGTTAAACCGGATCAAGGGGAAGAAACTGGCAATGTGTCCACCAAGTGGGAACGAGCCACAGGAACGCCAGCGTGGGAACAACCCCCACAGGACACAGCAAAGGTCACAGCAGATGTTCAAAGTGCAAAACTCAAACAACTATTGGGTCAGATTAAACAATCATGACCACGTGCATTGATGCGTTTAAGAACATAAACATTGTTAGTAGCAACAATGATGTATCTGTATCCGCATGTTGCTTGATTGGAGCAACTAAAGTTCAAACATTGGATTTTGAGAACGAACCTGTTCTGACGTCTGTCAGAGCGTCCTGGGCCGCAGGAATTTTTCCCAGTGATTGTGAGCCGTGCAAAAAAGAAGAAGCCAGTGGAAATATAAGTCGTCGACAGGGAAGTAATTGGTGGTACAAAGACCAGGGATATGATAATACAGATGTAGAATTGATTAGATTGGATTACTGGACCGGTGATTTATGCAACTTACGTTGTATCATTTGCGGCCCAGGCAACAGCAGCGC